CCATTTTGAAAAATCACTCATAGTTTTTGGTGTTTTGATTTATAAAATATTGATAAGGTTTTCTATGTCAGTACTAACTAACTCATCTACATCGGATTGATCCTGTATAGATGCTATGCCGTGCATGACAGTACTATGGTCACGGCCAAACAAATCGCCAATAGATTTAAGCTTTAACTTAACTCTAGTTCTTATTAGATACATAGACATATGTCTAGCCATTACAAGTGTTCTGTATCTTTTTTTACCTCTAATCTCTTCATTAGTGATGTTGTAATAGGTACAGACCTTGGCTATAATCTCATTAGCAATGGCTTCTCTTTGTCTAGGGTTGAGCTTTGTCTTACGAATAGAAGGTATAGCCCAGTAGTCCATTTTATTCTTGATGTTCATAGATAGAGTTTTTAAGTTGTTCAATCTTTTTTGCGTAGAAGGCTTCTACAACTTCTATCATCTCCTCATCAGCCGCAGCTAAACGAGTTTTTATTAGGTAAGGACTGTAACCTGTTACCTCACAAATCTTTTTTATATCGCCATACTTAAGTAAGGCACGATAATCTCTAATCAGCATTTTTTAGTTTTTTATATAGTTTGTAATGTCTATCGATTGAACGCATTGCTCCTTCAATAGATGTGAAATAATCTCCTCTCCAGTAGTAGAACTTATCTAAGGGTTTTTTGCTATCCCAATGGATAAACATACCACGATAGAGGTAATCCTTTTTGATCCTTTGAGCATCGATTGTGACCATGAAATAGTCACGAAGCCCTTTTTGTTTTAGATGTGATGGGGTTGGGTGCACGATTGCAGATTTTTATTGAGTGATTGAATATCTTGTTTCATTTATTTCTATTATCGGATCAGTTTTTAATCCACTAGAAATGTTTACGAATCTTTCATAAGCTTTAATCTTATCGTAGCTTAAGCTATTCTCTACGAATAGGTCATCTTTTTTGGTGTAATAGATTTTTGCTTGTGTTACAGGATTAGTTTCTGTAATGAACTGGAATTTTGCCATGTGTTTAAGGTTTTTTGATGTTAAAAATATCCCTGCCCCCATAAGGACAACCCACTAACGGTTATTAATTTATTAGATTAAACAGGGATAGTGCTTTAAGTGTTAGGGTAAATCTTATTAAGTTTTTTGTGTCGTTCAAAGTAGGATTGTGCCCCACGAGATTTTTGCTGACTCATAATGTTCTCGTGATACACAGGATCAAGAAAGGTTTTTGTTTCGTAGTTGTAGTAAACCTGGTCACCACGACTAAAGTTTTTACCAGTCAGACTGCATCTGCAATCATACTTGGCAATGATTAATTCAAAATTCATAGATGGATTTTTTGGTTAGTTTATTTTAATGGTATTACATAATATTCTCCTAATTCATCCTCTCTATCATCCCCATCAATTACAGGGAATTTACAATATAGGAAACTCCATCCATCCTCATAAGAATTAAATACTTGATTTGTGAAACAGTGATTGTCAGCCCAGTCAACGATAATAAATTTTTTCATGGTGTTTTTGTTTTGTTTGGTAAAATTAAGGAGTTTTTGGTATTATTTAAGATTTTTATGGGGATTTTTGTTAAGTAAATCATAAAAGATTTTTGCTATCCTTTACTAGATTTTTGTCCGCCTGGGATTTTTAGCAAGTTTTTGTTAGCGTAAGCGGACTGTTGCCATGGATTTTTGGGGGATTTTTAGGCATAGGTATCCAATGAGGTTTTTGTGGGGTTTTTGGGCATAGTTATACCATGCCTTTTCAAGCCCATTTCAAACCATTAAAATGATCCCGGATCGTGATCTGTTAAGAGGCTAAATATTCGCCTTGCCTTAACTCTTTAATCCTTTGCTCCAATGCCTCAATATTATACGATTGGAACGCAATACCACCCCCATATTGTTTATTATGAAATTTCCTACCTCCAATTTTGCGACCTAAAAAAAGGGCTCTTTCGTAGCTTTCAGCTATTTGTAAAAAGTGTACGACATAGCGAGGATTTCCGTTAATGTCGTTGTTGATTCGTGTAAACATTTGTTTTGTGTTTTGATGATAAATTAGAGCCCTTTTGCAATCGAATGCCACGCCTTAAGCGAAGGGCTAAAGGTTTATATAACCTCAATAGTTCCCCCATTCCAAAACTCCCCATTTAAGTACCATTTGCCCTTCTTTTGGCAAATAGAAACATTTGGTAAACCGTTTAATCTTTCTTTTGTTGTTCTAGTAAACCATCCGCAATTAGATATAAATAACTTTCCTTGTATCTTATGTGCTATTAGGTTTCCGTGCAAAAATAGATTTGTAACCTCCCCACCAGCCTTAACGATTGTATTGTCTTTACTGAATTGCAAATCGTTAATAAAAGCGTTTACGCTTTGTTGTGTAATCTTTTTCATGTGTTTTTATTTAATTGTTCTTTTAAAATATTTTGTACTAAAATCTACTACCTTTTTTACTAATTCATTATCGCATTGCTTATAGATAACTTTATCATTGTTAAACTCTACACCATCATGCTCAACTCTAAAATAGATACTAGTAAAAAGTTTATCGCCATACATATGGACATTGTACCCATGTGTAGAATAAATCGTGCCTTGTTGCATTTTAATTCCGCCTACTTGATAATGTATCCCAATGGTGTTGCAAAGTTCCTCAACCCATTTTAAGTTATCATTTGATTTTATTGCCTCCTGATTATCAGGTAATAAATCTTCAACCATTTTTTGAATATTTTCCATTTTGTTTTATATGTTTTTGTTTATGAATTTAGTTACGATCCGTTCAATATTAATATCTTCAATTTCTTCACCATCTATAAATTGGTATATTTTGTCTATTTCTTTATTGACTAAATCAACATAGACACAAACACATTTATTTTTAGGTGTCCAAACTTGTAAAGATATTGTGGTAGTTTCTCCCATTAACTCAATTTGAATATTTTCCATTTTGCTAGTATTTTTTTATTAATTAATCTTGAAATACAAATGCTTCAGTATATAAATCAATAGCCTTGTCTATTGCTTGATCTGTTGAGAGGTATTTTTGTTTAAAACTAGATTTAGTTAATCTATCAAAAATTTCAGTTAAATGAATGCAAGGACTTGCAAATTCATAAAGAACATTTGAAGCATCTTGATGGAAATTTAATCCTACAATCTCATCATTAAAATATGTTATAAAAACGCATCTATCGTAATCTCTTTGTTTAACTACTTTTAAAATAGTGCCATCTATATTTCTTTTAATAATTTCATACTCTTTAACATCAAGCCAACTCCAACCGTTTCCGATGTTATAATAAGTAATATTATCTACTTCGATTTTGGAAGCATAATGAAAATTACTTTTACCATCTTCAATCCAAATTTCAACAAATGTTTTTTTATCAGTATCAAAATCGTAATAAACATAAAAAGGCTGATAATTATGCTTAATAATTTCTAGGCAAGTTTTCATGGTAAAATATGGAACTACTCCATAAGAATACCTCTCGCCAATATGTACTCCTTCAAATACTCCTTCGATTCCTTCAACTTCAAAAAATCCTTTTTGTGCTTTCGCCTGGTTTGTGTTTTTCATTTTGTTTATTTTAAGCGTTTATAAATGATTGTAAAATATCTAAAGCGATTTCATATTCATCAACTCCTTCAGCGTTACAAATGTCAATAGCTTTGCCCATCATTATTTCATATCTGATTGCCTCGCTTTTTGACATCATTGCCTTTTTAGTTACAATGTCGATATAGTCGCTGAATGGTGTATCAATATGGAAATTGATACCTAAATCGTAAACGATATGCTCAAAAAACTTTTGAACATCTTTAATTGTTTGTAGGTTTTGTACTTTCATTTTACTTGCTTTTGATTGTTTGTATTATTGTTTTGATTAAGGCATAAACTAGAATACTAACTACGCATATAGCTAGTAGTTCAAAGAGGGTAATTACTTGCATGGTTCAGAAATTAAAAGGTGAATGAATAACCTTGCTACACTTCCAAGGAAGTAAGTAACAAGACAAGTAAAGAGAATTGGTAAGATTTGTTCTATGAATGTTTCCATAATAAAGGGCCATTTGTTTTATAATGGCCTTGTAAATATAACTACTTTATAGATACAAACATCAAACAATATGAAAAAATTGTAAATTATTTTAGGTTATCAGGATCATTTATGGGATCGTTTGGCCTTCGCCTATGCTTACACTGGTCGAGCATCTGAACCCCTTGAATTGGGTATATATTATATAAGTAAATAGATTATATAAGTAACTTAATACAATGTATGTACTAAGTACAATGTATATATAATATAATAGTATATTATAAGGGTATTGTATATTATTAATATAGGGATATAGTTATAGATTAATTGAATAGAAGTATTACTACCCAATTCTTAGTTGGTGCATAAACGAGCGTAAACTATCAATATAATAAAAATGTATATTTTTGCCTCCTAGATAGGGCTAAAAAGACTACGAATGTTATCGTATTTAACATAATGGTAATTATAAGACAATTTAGGTATTGATTATCAATGACTTAAGAAAATAAGTTTGTAGGAAAGTCTTCGTAGACCGTATACCACTTGTTTTCGTACGGAAAATTTCGTAGATCCCTTGTGCCCTCCAATATTCTGATACAAAACAATATTTTAATGTTTTTTCACTTTCTGATTTTTTTTATTTTCCATATAACCCATTATAATTAATTATAATATGAATTTACCGAAAAGAGAACTAGACAAACGCTACAAGCAAGGAGTTGATACAGGAACAATGAGTTCCAATAATGTTGAATTGCCATTGAAGAGTTATTCTGCACTAAATAAGCCTAATGGGAATATCCTAACCGATAATATACCAAAGCAAGAGTTAAGGATGATGAGTAGCAAGTCGATGAGAAAGTATGTTAGGAACATGAAGAAGAATGAGTTAAGGAAAGCCAAACTAAAAAACCAGTAATATGAAAGACACAGTAGCCAAGAGAACTTACAGATGTAAATGCGGAGTATCTACAGAGGATTATGTTTGGGATAGTTCCATAAGGGAACATACCATCAAGTGCACTAAGTGCGAAAGTGTGCTTAGCTTTGACCATATCAAGGTAGAGAAGGTAGTACATATCACATCTATCCGAACACCAACTAAAAACCGATAATATGGAAATATTTGTAAAAGCATACTATGATGGTATGATGATTTTATTTTTCTCGTTTTTTATATTTTGCATAACAAGAAAAGGAGAAAGAACAAAAAAATGGTAACCAAAAACGATTAATATGAATGCAGAATTCAAGGATATTAGCAAAGAAGCTTTTATCATAGCTTACAAGGAGAATTTTGGCAATATCACCATTGCTTGTGAATCAGCAGGGGTTGGTAGAGGTCAATACAAGGCCTGGTGTGATAAAGATCCTGAGTTTAGACAAAGATTGGCTGAAATAGAGCCTGAGGAGATTATGCTTGACTTCGGTGAGCATAAGTTGATGGAAAGGATTGCTAAGGGTGATACCTTGGCCACAATGTTCCTATTAAAGACCAAAGGTAAGCGTAGAGGCTATATCGAAAGGCAAGAGGTTGCTCATGAAGGAGATGTAGTTAAGCAGATTACTGTTAATGT